AAGCTGAAAGAGATCCTGCTTTGTGACGATATCGAACCGGGTAGCGAACCGTCATACGAAACCGCTAAGCTGATTTACGAATATCACCCCATCGGCAAAAAGATGGTGGACAAGCCGATTGAGATCGCCCAATCGCAGCAGCGTGTGATCAACGTCCAGAAGGGCCCCGAGGACATCCTCAAGCAGAAGTTCCTTGAAGAATGGGAGAAAATAGGCGCGGACAGATATATTGCCATGACTGCGCGCCTATGTAGGATCTATGGCATTTCGTCAATCGCTATTAAAGTGAATGGGCAGAAGGACGATACCAAGCTTGATTTCACGAAATTATATAATGCCGACATTTCATTCAGCGTTTTCGATCCATTAAACACCGCTGGCTCGCTAGTTCTAAATCTTGATCCTAACGCATTCGACTTTCTAAAAACCAAGGGGATCGTTGTCCAAGGACAAAAATACGATCTGACTCGCACTCAGATCATCATGAACGAGGATCCTATCTATCTCTCATACACGGTGGCATCGTTTGGGTTCGTCGGCCGCTCGGTCTACCAGCGGTCGCTGTACCCGCTGAAGTCTTTTATCCAGTCCATGATCACGGACGATATGATCACCCGCAAGGCCGGGGTGTTCATCGCCAAGCTGAAATGGATTGGCGCCACCGTCAATTCAGTCATGAACGCGGCTGCCGGGTTCAAGCGCCAGCTACTGAAGGAAGCCAAAACCGACAACGTAATTTCGATCACCCCCGAGGAATCGATCGAAACTGTCGACATGAAGAACCTCGAAGGACCGTTTGCGTTGGCGCGCAAGGATGTCCTGGAGAACATTGCGGCTGGCGATGATATGCCGGCCAAGATATTGATCGACGAAACATTTGCAGAGGGGTTCGGCGAAGGCACTGAAGACGCGAAGAATATCGCCCAATACGTCAATCGCATACGTATTTGGATGAACCCTCTTTATGCGTTCTTTGAGAAGATCGTTCAGCATCGTGCATGGAACGAAGATGTTTACAAAACCATCAAGGACAATTTTCCTGAGGTGACCGGGTCTTACGATACTGCATTCCAAGACTGGCAGGATTCATTCCGGGCGGAATGGCCTAACCTTCTCGAGGAACCAGACAGCGAAAAGAGCAAGGTTGAGGACGTAAAGCTCAAGGCCGTAATCGCCATGGCTGAGGTGCTCTTGCCGGAAATGGATCCCGAGAACAAGGCGCGCGTGCTGCAGTGGGCCTGTGACAACTTTAATGAATTCAAGTTGCTTTTTGGAACACCGCTGGAACTCGACACGGAGGCCCTCGCGGATTTCTTTGAAGAGCAAAAGAGCAATCAGCAAGACGTGTTGGAATCGCAGCTGCAAGAACCTAAACCGCAGGCGCCGTTCTCCTCGAAGGATTCTGGCGCAAAGTCAAAATTGTTGGCGTTGTCGTCTCGGGGAAGATAAGAGCGGCGGGGCCACGCCGCATATGGCTGTCGCCCGTCTACTGGACCCCGCCTCTCATTATTGCGGGGCCACTCTTGTACTGGCTGTCAGTAAAACGACGGACCCCGAAGGGGCATTTGCCCTAACTTCTAGAGAATGTCAAGCACAATGATGGACCAACGCACCGGAAGAGGGTTTTACGAAACGCTCAAGTTGGCAATCACCGACATCACGGAGTACGGCTTCGATACATCTGGGCGCCTCGCGTACTGGACGGAACAGCTACGACAGGCGGCGTTGCGGACGCTGAAGCCTGCGTGGCAGATGGAGGAGATGCTAAAGTTTGGACTATCGGCTATTTATCGGCGTCTTATTGAGCGTGGTGCTATTGCTCGATATCATTCTGGTCTTCCTATCTTTAGTCTTGTACGAGTGGCTCCACATCTCCGTGCAGAGCTTGACAGAAGAATTATCGCAGCTGCGGACCTTATTAAACTGAACAGAGAACAGGCGGTTGCCAAGACGCTCCAGCGATTTCAAGGCTGGGCTACATCAATACCGGGCGGCGGCACCACAACGAACGACAAGCGAGAGACAGCAAAAGAGGTTCGTAAAGCGCTCGCCCGGTTGCCGTTCGAAGAACGGCGCGTGATGATCGATCAGGGGCACAAGTTCGCTGCCAACCTGTCCAACATCCTGGCGACCGAGGGTGGCGCGCTTGCCCTGATCTGGCATTCACACTGGCGCCAGGCGGGCTACGATTACCGTGAGGACCACAAAGACCGTGATCTGAGGGTCTATGCCCTCCGCGATAGTTGGGCCATCCAGGAAGGCCTAATGCGCCCTGGCGTGGCTGGCTATTACGAGGACATCACAGCTGTTGGCGAGGAAGTCTTCTGCCGCTGCTATGCTCAATACCTATACGCGCTGCGCGATTTGCCGAAAGAGATGTTGACCAAGAAGGGCGCCGAGGCTTTGGCGCAGGCTAAAACTGCGGCTGCGTGAATGACCCAAACCATGCTGCGGCTGGATCCGCCAATTCCGCTTGATACGCCGAAGGGCCACGCGCTGGCGCATGTGCTGATCGACTACGGCGCAGAGTGCGATTTGCTGTGGGTATGTTTCCAGAATGAAACTGGCGAAATATGGGCGTGGAATAATACAGAAGTGCGTGCGCAGGAAAATCACAGCATGTTGCGTAGACATAGGAATTAAGCCGATGCCGTTGACGGAGAAGGGCGAGAAGATCAAGAGCGCTCTGACGAAGGAGTATGGCGGCGAGAAGAAGGCTGAGCAAGTTCTTTACGCCGGAAAAAATAAGGGCACGTTCACCGGTATTGATGAAGAAGGGCCGGCTGGCGCCGGCAGCAAGGATCTGCCGCGCCTAGACTCCGATAAGATCGACAGCATTATGGATGCCGTCAGCAATCTGGCGCATCGGTTCGATGCGATGTCCTCGCGGAAAAAATGACTGACAGTGCCTTCCCCGACGAACTCGAAGTTGCGCGAGCCATTGCAGCCGACAAACTGCCAAGCCCACAACGTATCGGAGATATGTCACTCTACGCCATGCGGGTGTCTGGCACAGGCGTAAGCTACCGTCGCGGTATCGACGAATATGTGTGGCGCGATCCGGGAATTTATCTCTCAAAGGAGATGATCGATCGGTGCGCGGGTCTCCCAGTCATCTGGGAGCACCCTGAGCATTCCATGCTTAACTCGGAGGAGTTCGCTAACCGCGTCGTCGGGACGGTGATGTTCGCTTATCCGAAGGGCGATGAACTCTGGGGCATTACAAGGATCTACGACAAAGAAGCCATCGAGATGATGGACGAAGATCAACTGTCCACATCGCCAGCTGTCGTATTCAAGGATCCAACAGTCAATAGCAAAATTGATATGGCAGACGGCTCAAAGATGCTGATCGAGGGCAAGCCAAGTTTGTTGGATCACCTAGCCGTGTGCGCTAAGGGCGTATGGGATAAGGGTGGCAAACCGACGGGTGTTAGATCGGATAGCGAAATGTCAACAATGGAAGCCAATTTACGCGCGATACATGCGCTTTCGCAAATGAATCCAGGGTATGCGACGACTGGGAATACTACTACTTACACGCCGCCGAATAGCAATATCCCAACGCAAGTTAGCAATATCTCCACACAATGGGTTCCTGTGAATTTCCCGCCGAACTCTGTCCCGCAAGAGTTGGCACAAAGGGCTGACGTGTGCGGACAAGTGAGGAGAGCCGATATGGCTGAAGACAAGAAAGACGCCGTCAAAGTCGACGCCGAAGACAAGAAGGAAGAAGAGAAGAAGGACGCGGCCGCTAAGGCTGACGCCCAGGCCAAGAAGGACGCCGACGCAGGCCAGAAGATCGATAAGATCTTGGAATGCTTGGACGGCATTTCTAGCCGCGTCGACGCCCTAGGATCCAGAATGGACTCTTACGAGGCCAAGAAGGATGCCGAAGAGGAAGAGGGAAAGTCCGAAAAACTTCCGTTCACCAAGGACAAGAAGGATGCCGAGGAGAAGGAAGAGTTCGGTAAGGGCGAGCCCAAGGAAGTGAAGGTCGACAAGAAGAAGGACGGCGCCGAGGCAGCTTCTGTCATGACTGACAAGAAAAAGAAGGATGCCGACGAAAAGGAAGAAAAAGAAGAAAAAGAAGAAAAAGAAGAAAAGAAGGACGCCGCACGCATGGACAGCGCTAACGAACATCTCCTTAAGGCGCTCCAGAAGCAGATTGATGATCTGACCGCAGCGCGCCCACGTCAGATCTCTGACGAGGATCGCGATGAAATATCGGCGAGGAGGGCTAAAGCAGAGCAAATCTACTCTGCGTTTGGCGATAGTGCCCCGCGTCCGATGGACAATGAACTCCCGCTTGAGTATCGGCGCCGCATTCTGTCCAAGCTGAAAGTGCATAGCCCCGCTTTCAAGGACGAGGATATCAAAGCAATTGCGATGGTACCGAAAGCCTTCGAGATCGCGGAAGAGCAGATCTACAAGGATGCATGGACTGCCGCCACTACTCCAGATGATATCGATGGCATCGGGGGGCTTCGCTAAGTGCGCCGCCGCTCCGACGCTGGCCATATGATCAAGGAGTACAGCGGCCAGCCAATGGCGTGGATGCAGCAATTTACGGG